CTTTTTTCAAGGCTAAATATGCAAAATATACAAATTTTGGATTACAAAAATTTCGCGTTGATTTTGAAGGCGCAAAAACATTACGTTTAACAGAGGAATCTACTTTTACATTTAAAATACCTCGTTACGCGGATCTTTTAATGGATTGTTATATTTCTGTGGACATTCCTTCTATTTGGTCTCCTATTTTACCCCCACAAAACGATACAACCAATACCAATTGGGCTCCATATGAATTCAAATGGATTGAAAACCTCGGAGCTCAAATGATCAGTAAAGTTTCTATTACTTGCGGAAACCAAACGCTGCAAGAATTTTCCGGGGCTTACATACTTGCTCAAGTGCAAAGAGATTTTATTGGCACTAAACGTTCTCTATTTGATGAAATGTCTGGGAATACACCCAATTTAAATAATCCCGCGAATTATGGAGGTCGCGTTAACTCTTATCCAAATGCATTTTATACTGAAAACCCGAGTGGAGCCGAACCATCTATTCGAGGAAGAACATTATATATTCCATTAAACGCGTGGTTCAATTTACGAAGTCAAATGGCTTTTCCATTAATAGCACTTCAATATAACGAGCTTCACATTACAATTACTTTCCGTCCTATTAATGAACTTTTCCAGATTCGCGATGTTTTTGATCAATACAACAACTATCCATATGTTGCGCCAAATTTTAATTTATATTACATGCAAATGTATAGATTTTTACAACCTCCGCCCGATGTTACTTTAGGACCCTCTTCTTATACTGATACTCGAACAATATGGAACGCTGATATTCACTTAAATTGCACTTATTGTTTTCTCTCTAATGACGAATCTAAATTGTTTGCATTAAACGAACAAAAATATTTGTTCAAGCAAGTGTATGAAAGGCCATATTACAATATTTCAGGCTCTACAAAAATTCAATTGGATTCGATTGGTATGGTTTCAAGTCACATGTTTTTCTTGCGAAGAAGTGATGCAAATCTTAGAAATGAATGGAGTAATTATACAAATTGGCCGTATAACTATTTACCAAGCGATTTAATTCAAGCGCCTACAACAGGATCTTATCAGGTAACACAAACACTTTCAACAACTGGAAATCAACTTGTAACATTATCTGGTCCAGGTGTTAATCCAAATGGAAATATGACTGGATGGCTAATTACTGGAGATTATAGTCCTCAAAATCAAAAGGGTATATTAATTAGTTTAGCGATATTATTTGATGGGCAATACAGAGAGAATGTTCAACCTGCAGGGGTTTATAGTTTTATTGAAAAATATTTGAGAACTGATGGTGTTGCGCCTGCAGGTCTGTATGTTTACAATTATTGCTTGAACTCCTCCCCATTTGAACTTCAACCCTCGGGAGCAGTTAATATGAGTCGTTTTAATACTATTGAATTTGAACTTGTCACAATTAATCCGCCGTTAGACCCATTAGCCCAAACAATGACTATTTGTGATCCTCTTACCGGAAATGTAATTGGTATTAATAAACCCACGTGGCGCATTTATGACTATAACTTTGATCTCTATTTGTTTGAAGATAGAATAAACATGGTTACTTTCATTGGAGGTAACTGCGGTCTTGCATACGCAACTTAAAATTAAATATATTTATATATTTTCATATTAACTTAAAGAAAATATATAATAAAATGCGAATTATAATGCATATTCCGGTTGTATTCTATTTATTCCTAATCTATTAGACATTATATAGAAAGTAGAAATTGAAAATAATAATAAATCTGATGACCCTCTAACTAATAATGGCGTGTCTGATATCATTTGACTATATGTAATCCATAATGTCGATGAAACCATATTCATAATAGAGAATAGTAAAGAATAAAGATTCGTGGATTTTTTCGTGTATAATAAATACATGAAAATGAATCTTCCTGATATTGAAATAAAAGTAGCGGAATATGCAATTACTAGTTGATTTTCCATATTTTATATAGTTTCATATTTTTGTATTATAATTTCCGAAATAAATAATAAATTCCAAACAGGGTTTAAAGAAAAAATATATTATTTTCAAAATCGGGCTTAAAGAAAAAATTATCGATTTTCAAGACTTTTTTTGATTTTCGATTTTTGGACATTTATTTTTGTCCATTTTTCAAAATCCAAAATACTTTTCACTTTTTTATAGAATTCTACTGAAAAAAAAGCACTATGACCATAAAGCTCTCATCATTTTTAAAGAGATAATAAAAAGTGTTACTGAACTTTTTTAAAAAAATAAAATTTTGAGAGAAAAGGATTTAGGAACTTTTTTCTGTTTCACTTATATGAAACAAATGAAACAAAAATTTGGCGCCGAGGATCCTAAAATTGAAAAAGAATACGAGTGTGAATTATGTAACTATAAATGCTGCAAACTTTCTTTATATAAAAGACATATTATAACCGATAAACACAAAAAACGTGAAAATGAAACAAATGAAACAAAAAATGAAACAAAAGAGGTACCTAGTGTTTTGCTGTGTAATTGTGGCAAACAATTTAATAGTAGAACTACATTGTGGAGACATAAGAAAAAATGTACTGGAGAACCTGATGAGACATTTGAAGAACCTATAAAAGAAGATAAATCAGATTTACATAATTTATTTTTAGAAACTCTCAAACAAAATCAAGAATTGCAAAAACAACTCATAGAAATGTCAAAAGAAAGAAATACAATTATTCAAAATCAAACAAATAATAATAATTCTTTTAATTTGAATATTTTCTTGAATGAAAAATGCAAAGACGCATTAAATATTCAGGATTTTGTAAATACTATCAAATTACAATTATCCGATCTTGAAGAAACTGGTAGGCTTGGATATGTTGAAGGACTAACAAATATTGTAGTTAGAGGGCTTAAAGAACTTGATGTCTATAAGCGACCGATTCATTGCAGTGATTTAAAGAGAGAAGTATTATATGTGAAAGACCAGGATGAATGGACTAAAGAAAATGAAGACAAAGGACGTATTACTAAGGCTATTAAACAAATTTCGGTGCGTAATGCAAAACAAATAAATGAATGGACAAAATTAAATAAAGGATATGATGATTCATCAAGTAAAAAAAGCGACAAATATTTAAAACTTATTATAGAAGCTAATAGCGGTGAACCAGACGAAATTAATAAAATTATCAAACACGTTGCAAAACAAGTAACAATCGATAAAGCTGAAAAATAATTTTATATTGAATAAATCGTAAAATTATTTTATAAAAGTATATTTATTGAAATTCATGATAATCAGATTCCTCCATAAATAATGAAACCTTGAAATCCATTTTTTTATTATTAATTTGCAATTTAACAAAGTCGTCTTTGTTTGCTATAATAATACATCTTTCTCTTGCTCTTGAAATGGCTGTGTATATAGATTTCTTTTCAGTAATTGTTTGATTTGGATCAATAAAGAAGACAACATTTTGATATTGACTGCCTTGTGCTTTATGAATAGTTACCGAATAGTTTAATACAAAATTTTCATATAATTCATTGATTCCAATTTGTTCTGGTTTATCTCCTGCGCCTGAATACTGAATTGTTACGTGTCTTCCATCAAAATCTAAAATTTCTGCTTCCTCTCCATTCGCTCGCATTTTTTCACTAGAATTGTCATTTTCTGTTCGAACAATTCTATCATCCCGTCGAAATGCAAAACTATTTTCATATTTATTATTTGAAGGAATAATGTCAAGCTCCCAGTCTTCACTTAATGGATTAAATTTATCTTGCAAAATATTATTTATTTTTTTTGTATTAAATACAAATGTATTTTTTTTGAAACATGATATAAATTTTGTGTTTCTTTTATTTAAACCATACTCAGAAATTAAATCTAAAACGCGGTCTTCATTAACTGTTCTATTTGGCAAAATGAAATCTTTTGCATCTAATAAAACCATTGATTCATCTGTAAAATCTTTTGGAGTAATTACCTCTTTGCTCATTTTTAATATATTATTAACTAATGCACCCGCATTTTGCCTTTTAATTTTTGTTAATTTTGTAACTGAGAATACCTCCGATTTTATTATTTGGTGTAAAATTTTTCCTGGACCAATTGATGGAAGTTGTTCTACATCTCCAAGCATTATTAGTCTTGAATTAAAATATTTGCATGCTTTCAAAATATCATAAAATACAAATGCATCGATCATTGATGTTTCATCTATTTCTATCATTTGAATGTCATAATTGTATTTACATTTTTCTTCACATTTGCATTCTTTCCTACATTTTTTTATATTTGGAATTGTATGATATAATGTTCTGTGGCAAGTTCCACATAAATTTATATTATAATGTTCCGCTTTTTGAGATCTTTGCATATTTACATATGCTAGTCCAGTTGGTGCAATCAACCCGAGTTTTTTTGGGTTAACAAATTTATTTGTTTCTTCATTATGAATTTGAATAACAGATTCATCAACGCTGTCATAACAATCAAAGTTTTCGCTTAGGTCTTCGCTTAAATCTTCGCTTGTAGTTGATTCCATCTCAAATTCTTCATCATCTTCTAATTGATTTGCTTCTTTGTACAATTCAAATAATACAAAATTTATACATTTTACTATTTCTGTTTTTCCACTTCCCGGCGGACCAGTTATAATTGAAAATTTATTTTTCACAGAAGTTATTACACTTTGTCTTTGTTCTTTTTCTAATGAAAATCCTGAAATTCCTTCAATAGTCCTCATTCGTTCTTCATACAAATTGATTTTTTCGTTGATTTTTTCGTTTGGAATGGTATAATTTTTATCGTGAAACAATTCCATAATCAGATCAGTCATTTTTTTCTCTAAGTTTAACAAATATTCTGTTGTTTTGAAAGTATACTGACCATATTGATTTTTTTCCTTTTCAATATCTTTATCAATTATAATTTTGTTTATATGAATCATAAAATTTGCATAATTTTTATTTCTTTGTTGGCAAAATTTTTTTACTTCTTTTTCATACAACCATTTTGGAATATAAAATGCATTATTTTCTCTTAAAAATAAATCATATGACCACTTTTCTATTTTAATTTTGAAATCAATGACTAAACTATATTCACTGCATATATTCTCTGCTTCATCATACTTTATAATTTGGTAATCTTGCGTGATAAAATCAAATGGATTTTTATAAATATTTGTTATTTGTAATTTTGGTTCATGTGTTTTTTTGAGAGTATTTTCAACTTTGTTTAGTTGTTTCATTTTTAATTTGCATCTTACAAATAAATCCTCCATATACTCGTCTACTTCTTTTTTATCTAGTATTTTATAAATGTCTCCCCTTTTTTTGTTTAAAAAGGAGATTGTAGAATTATACCTATCCAAAAATCTTAAAAAGTCTATAATTCTTTCCTGTTTTGTTTTTTCAACGCTAACAATATTAAAATCTGACGACTTAACAAATTTTTCGTCGTCAGTTTTTTTTCTGTTTTTGTTTACAAATGATAACTTATATAATGGCGTTTTAGAACTATCTAATGTAATGTCTGATATAATATAGTATACTTCTTTGTATTTTATCAGCTCACCTTTATCGTGTGGAATTGTCTTTAGTTGAGTTTTTTTAACATTTACTTTAGTATTATCTGGTAAAATACTTATAAGAATAGAATCTGTTTTTGAAGAACCAATTATTTTTGCAACTTTTCCATCATAAATAACATTAGTGCCATATCTGAGTTGTCTACTCATGATTATTATTTATAATTAAATATAATTGTCTATATTGTTTTCAATTATATTTTAAAAGTTTATGTTATTTTGACCTAAACAGGTCTAAAATTTATTTGCTCAAATAAGCATTAGATGCTAATGGTCCGCCATCCATAAATTCCCCAGACATTGTGAATCTTGCTGGATAAGTAGGTTCATATGTAAGATCTTTAGGTGGTTTATATCTTAAGTTAAATAATTTATAACCATCATCAAACCTGGCTTTCCAAAGATCGACGCCTTGATTGTATTGAGGCGCTCTAGTTAACTCGTCTCCATCGTGCACTAACTTGGCTTGTGTACCAATATCTGTTGTTAACTTTGAATATGTAGGTGTAACAGCAGTAGTCAATTTTCCTGCATCATTTTGACCCCCAACATTGCGTCCATAGTTGGGTATTCCTGGTACAATTTTTGGAATGCATCCAAAACAATCCACATCAGATGTACATTGTTCTCCGGTAATAGAACAACGAGCTAAAGGTCCACACATATTTTTGCAACTAGTTGTAGTATTTATGGGTTGATTGACGTTGTGGTTTGTATTTGGAGAACCGGTATCGGCAAGAGCAAGCGAAGTAAAGCATTCAACAATATATCCAGTTTTAATTAAATATGTTCCATAAGACATTATACCTATTACCAATAAAATGGTTAAAATCCAGTATAATAATGTTTTTTCAATAGCTTTCATACTATTAAATAATATTATTTTTTAGTTTAGATAAAATTAGAACTAAGATTAAAATT